CATGACACCAACTGATCGTGATCAATTTGAGAGAGGCGAAATGAAGGGTGATTTTGGTAGAAAACCAAAAGCTCTAATGGCTCTTGTTAGGAATTTGATAAACATGATTGCTGACCTTGACATCGGAGTTGTCGCAACGAATCACACCTACGCATCACAGGACATGTTTGATCCTGAAGATAAAATAAGTGGTGGATCAGGATTCGTGTATGCCTCCTCCATTGTGGTTGGCATGAAAAAGAAGAAACTCAAGGAAGACGAGGCCGGTAATAAGATAACAGACGTGGTTGGTATTAAGTCAACATGTAAAGTTATAAAATCAAGATACGCCAAGCCATTTGAAAGCGTGGAAATAAACATTCCGTATGATAAGGGCGTAGAACCATATTCTGGTTTATTCGACCTATTTGAAAAGGCAGGAGTACTAGTTAAGCAAGGTAACCGCTATAGATACATTTCAAAGCGAACTAATCAAGAATATATAGAGTTCAGGAAGGCATGGATGGCTGATACTGATAAGATGGACATGCTTATGAATGAATTTTCTGAAGAAGATTTCCAAGTTTTAAAACCAATAACCGATGACGAGGGTGAATAACATGACTAGCAATTCTTTTTCATATGATGTTTTAGCACAATGTACAAAATTGATACCAGTAAATTCTACGCTTACGGGTATAGCACTGCTATCAGATACTAAAATATTGTTCACGTTTGATGATGGCGGAACACCAGTGTTAGTGGAATATGATATACCTACTAAACGACATAAGCTGATTTGAGGATGTAATATGAATAATGACGCAGCATTTATAACAGAAGTTTGGGCAATAGTTAAGTCATATGTTCCTGCAGATGATGTTACTGATACATTATATAGTTTAATTCAAGTGTTCGACGAATATGGGATGGCTGATAATCTATTGGCTGAAACTGCGTTAAATCATAAGATAAAGACTGTGGCTAAGATATATTTCAATGATGAAGACGATGACAATGATAATGATGATAGGAACGGGAGTGATGACTATGAGTGAGACAGTGGAAAGTCTAAAACGCGCAATTACCAGTGGTGATAAATCCGCAACACTTAAGAGATTAGATGAAATAACAGATTTAATTCCAATGACACCTGATTTAGTGATAGAGATGATCACCCCTAGTGTGATAACTGAGTTACATGAGTTGTTAATTAAGCATTTAGAAATAAATCCTAGATTAATGATGCTAAGGCATAGAGTTCCAGCGCAGGCTAGGAGAGCATTGATGTTTGTTCAGGCAATGAGAAATGGAGTTAACCTTACCAAATGAGCATCTGGTATTATAAAGTGGTTGACAGCCTGATGAATACTCCTGAATGTATTTCTCATTTTGATGATGAGTTAGAATCGGCTAGACTTGAACTAGAAATAACTGGTAAGACTCTAGAAAAACACCAAGCTGAACTTCCCGGAATAGTCGAGCATAGATATGCACAGCTGCAAGAGATAGAGGCCATTTTGGAACATTTGAATATATTATTTAGACAAAAACGAGCATCAGTATTTAAGGACTTTTTAGAGAAGAATAATAAAGTGTTAAGCTCTAGAGATGCTGAGAAGTATACGGATGGAAACCAAGAGGTAGTGGGTTTGGCGATGTTGATTAATGAGTTTGCATTAATACGGAATAAGTTTCTAGCAATTTCTAAAGGACTAGAGCAAAAATCTTGGATGATGGGACATATAACCAAGTTGAAATGTGCCGGTCTAGATGATGCGAGAGTCTCTTGAATAAGGATTGTGTTCTAGTATTAGAAGATGAAGTTAATGCCAAATTTAACGGTTTGGACATTGACATGCGACGTAAGTTGTCTAATGCGGTTAAGTATTTCGTCCCACACGCCAAGCATACCCCAGCATATAAACTGGGGAGATGGGATGGTTTTGAGAGATTCTGCAATATAGGTGGCGTGACCTTTGTTAATTTATTAGACAAGCTATTACCCATAGTCCAGTCTGGTGGGTATAACATTGTGTTGGATGATAAGCGAACCCCATACGATTTCAATTTTAATGAGATATCTAAAGATACGTTATCTAATAAAACGTGGCCACAAGGTCATGATATGGCTGGGATGCCGATTTTATTTAGAGACCATCAGGTTGCCATAGTCAACGAGTATCTTAAGAATGTACAGGGCATACAGTCAATACCTACTGGTGCTGGTAAGACTCTGATATGTGCCATGTTATCATTAAGCATAGAGAAATACGGTAGAAGTATAATCATAGTCCCATCTAAGGATTTAATCTCACAGACAGAGGCCGATTATAAGAATTTAGGTCTAGATGTTGGTGTGTTTTATGGTGATAGAAAAGACCCCAACCATAAACATGTGATATGCACGTGGCAGAGCATTGAGGCATTGGATAAGAAGTCTAAGAAAGATGATAACGGTGTTGGGATATCATCACTTGTTGATGATGTGATCTGTATCATTTGCGACGAGGCACATGGCACTAAGGCTGCGGTATTAAGTAAGCACCTGTGTTCTACATTTAAAGACGTCCCCATACGGTGGGGGATGACAGGAACAATCCCACTAGAGGACTATGAGTCAGCACAATTGCTATGTTCCATAGGTCAGGTGATCAATACTGTGTCTGCTAAGGATTTACAAGATTTGGGAATTCTTAGCAATTTAAAGATCAATATAATACAGATCAATGATTTCAAGAATTCATTTGACTCGTACCATTCTGAGTTGAAATATCTAGTAACTGACAAGCATCGAGTTAAGTTTTTATCATCCATTTTGCAGCCAATATCGGATTCCGGTAATACGCTCATATTAGTTGATAGAGTGGCTACCGGGGAACTTCTGCAAGAGCTAATACCAAAGTCGGTATTTTTAAGTGGAACAGTAGCATCCACTAGCCGTAAATTGGAATATTCAGAAATGAATGATTCTGATGATAAAACAATAATTGCAACATATGGCATTTGTGCTGTCGGGATTAACGTGCCTAGAGTATATAATTTAGTACTAATTGAGCCGGGTAAAAGTTTCATACGTGTTATACAATCTATAGGTAGGGGTCTTAGGGTTGCTAAGGATAAGGACTTCGTTTCAGTGTATGATATATCATCTACTGCTAAATTCTCTAAAAAGCACTTGGCAAAGCGTAAGAAGTTTTATGACATTTCTCAATACCCGTTTGAGACCTTTAAAATTGACATACCAACTGATGTGGATAAGTGATGTATACTTTAGTGATGCCGTTTGATTTGGGGCAAAGACGTATACCACTTGACTATTGCATACAATTAGAGAAATATATACGTGAGCGTTTTGGGAATGCGTATATTGGCATGGTGCTGATGCCAAGAAATGGCACTGAGGAATTTCCAACACTTAGGGTACATTTTAAAGACCAGTTGATGTCAGAAAAGAACATGATGGACATCATGATATATAAGTTAAAAGGTGAAATATCCAATGGATAATATGTCATATATGTGGTATACTTATGTATATTAGGACAAGTATACGATATCATTATGAGGACCCACATGACATTCGTAAGTTGCATGATAAGGCATCAGAGATGTTTCCTATTGGGTTTAATGGTTTCGCATGTTACTATGATTCAAATGCATGTGAGAAAATAATTATCATGATGGCAGATGAGTTACCTGAAGACGAACAGGAAAAGCTATGTATGGTTACGGTGCAATCTTGGGAAACGATGTATAATAACTTAAAGGGAATTAAATGAAAATACTAACCACTGATAACACCCCATATGAACTAGATCACGTCCCAGAATTTGTGGAGGATTTGAGATATTGCGCATTAGATTGTTCCGATAAGCATAATGTTGACTTTTATTTCTTACCATTAGTATTCTTAGAGTCATTTTATTGCCCATCTATTGTGCTTGAGATTGGACCATATAAGACGCAGATGCCCATGGATTGGTCAATATTAGTCTCTGATGAGACTTTTAGTGATATGGAGATTGTACCACTGACTAGCATTAATGATAGGGGCTTCCATGCATTGGTGTTCAATCCATATACGGATACTGTGCCAAGCTCATATGAAATAATAATCACTAATGTGTATGCTGATGTGAAGTGGTATTTCCCTAAGTTGAAAAATAACAACATTTTAGTTGTCCCACTTGAGGATGTTCCAAATCCAAAATGTGTATTGTTCATACGAGATCACACCAAATTATCTGAAATTGTGAATCTATGTGAAATTTTTTGATGGCGAATGTTAGATATTATATTAACTGTGAAGGTGTGGCAAATACGACATTTGGGGTGTATAAAGAATTAAGCCAAGAGATACGGAAGAATAACATTAGGGACATCATGGCTGGGTATGATTTTGCATATGATAAGATCTACATCATATCGTTCAATGATGCTGTAAATTTTGAGATAATGATGCATAAGTTGTCAGGTGATGAATTAACTGTTAATAAAATAATGTCTATGGTGAGAAATGGCTAAAAATAAAGCATTAAATATTAGGAATGTCCTATCTTCGTTGGATGGTAATAAGTATTTCGAATATAATGCATTTTCAGATGAACAGAAGAAGGAATTCTCCCCATGGTTGGTGTCTAGATACATGAGTAGTGTGTCTGGTCGTGGATCAGAATTTATGTTACTCAGCGTTAATAAAACAGTTAATCGGTGGATGGGTTCACTATCTAACCATAAAGAGTTGGTTTGGATGTTATTAGCATCGTGTGGTATTGGCGGCAAGGTCCCACATGTATGGATCGCACCACCTAAGAAGGGAACATCGACGCTGCATGACGTTTTTAAGAAAGCTGACCCAACATTAAATGATACTGAAGTAGGCATATTACTGAAAACTATGTCAGAAAGTGATATAAAACAATTCATGATTGATAATGGTGTTGACGATGAGTGAGCAGAATTCGTGTAAATATTGTGAGCAATCATTCAAGAGTGAGAGGACATTGTCTGCCCACATATGCGTGAAGAAACGAAGAATGCTAGACAAGGATTCTATAGGATCACAGCTAGGGTTTAGGGTATTCCAACGATTTTATGAATTGACGACGAACACGAAGAAGCCAAAGAATTTAGAAGATTTCATTAGCAGTAAATATTATTCATCGTTCGTTAAATTTGCCAGACATTTAGTTGACCTGAACCCAGTTGACTGCAATAGTTTTGTGGACTTCGTGATTTCCAATGGTATTCCTCTCAATCAATGGCATCATGATGAGGTATATTTAAAGTTTTTAAAAACACATATAGAGAACGAGCATACAGATAGGGCAGTTGAGAGGACGATATTGTTCATAGATGAGTGGTCTAAGGATAATAAGAAAACAATAAACGAATTTTTCGAACAGATATCCCCAATAGAAGCATCATTCATGATTAGGAGTGGTAGGTTAAGCCCATGGGTGTTATACTTGTCTGCTAAAGGAGCATCGCTGTTATCTAGGTTCAATGAGGAACAAATGGCGATTATTAAGGGAATAATTGACCCAGTATTGTGGAAAGGCAAATTCATGGCAAAGCAAGATGATGTTAGATTTGTTAAGAATCTATTGAGAACCGCAGACATATGATTGATACTAGTACTGACATTGATATAGACGTATTTGATAGGGATAGGGTGATATCTAAAGCTAAGTGTGTTCGAGCCGCAATGCTTAAAGATGGGAAATTATCAAACCACACTAGTGGTGTATATTTCCAGAACATACCGAGAGATCCATTCACTAATGTTTCAACATATGATTATGATACTGCTAGTGATCTTGGGTATTTCAAATTAGACATATTAAATAACAACATATATTCTAAAGTGCGCAACGAACATCATTTGGATGTATTGATGAGCACAGAACCTATGTGGGAGTTATTCCAATACGATGAGATCATATCACAACTGTACCACGTAAATAAGTATGGTTCTATTTTGAAAAGACTTAAACCACAGAGCGTTGAGCAGATTGCGATGATATTGGCAATAATACGCCCAGCTAAATCATATTTAAAGAATAGCAGCTGGGCAGAGATAGAGAAAAATGTATGGGAGAAGGATGAGGATGGGCAGTATCAATTTAAAAAGAGCCACGCAATCAGTTACGCATTGTCCATTGTGGTGCAATTGAATCTGTTGGTGGAAACGTCAAACGGGACTTCTGACTAATTTTATTTGACGTCGTTTAATTCGTTTTTTTAGGATATTAGATAATGATGTACATGGACCACATATTACCTCTACTTCTTTTTTCTGGTATGTCTTTAAACAGTACCTATATTGAGACATGTCTCTACCAATGTATATGTTTATGGGAAGCATGCGGTTGCTCTCATAGTACCACGTGTCGCAGAACTCCATGAATTTGTCCTTTTCAGCTTTAGACCTAATGGTGTTGAAATCATAGAAGCTAATTATGCTGTCATCGCAGTTTTGAATGACCCCAATTAATTCGGCTTCTTGGTATCGTATGATGCTTAAGAACGGTAGCTTTTTTTGAACTTCAGTTATATCCATAGTTATATTTAGGTATCGTTGGTATATATGTACCATAAAAAATGTTAAAAACCACCATTTTTGGATAAATAGGGTATGTTCATCCCATTATATAAGTATGATACCGTCATAGATGTCCTATACGATAATGGGAGATTATCATGTAACTTGGACAATAGACCTATGAGTAATAGAACGGTAAAACTGCACAAAGGCGTTGATAATGTGGTCAAGTTTAAAGTGTTTGACGCAGATAAAAAGATCACGTCGGTTGACTCATTTAGAATACACGTTTCATTGATAAACATTGAAAATAACGAGCGTGTGTATGAGACCGAGGCTAAGATACTCAATAGTAAGGGAATGATTGAATTGGTAGTGTCAGAGGGTGACCTAATTGACATAGCCCCCGGAACATATAAAATGGCAGTTTCTGGGGTGGAATATGCCATACCTGAACAACCGGGATATGACGTTTTCACACCATTTTTCACCGATGCCGCTAATAATATACGACTGACTGCTGAAGTTCTGGACGACATTGATCACACCCCGATGCCAACAATTGAGATCAAAGATTGGACATTTACTGCCGATCCATACAATTACGATCCACTTTATATATCAGCACCATTCCCTGCTAATAGACTGAAAAACTTCAAAAATGCAACACATTCTATCGCAATATACTGTTCTAACTATTCCGGAACATTTGAAGTGCTAGGAACATTAGATTTGGTACCAAATGCCAATATATCCGAATATTTCATCCTTAATACTACTAACTTTAACGATAAAATAACCTATGTCAATTATACTGGGATAGATGCATATTGTTTTCAAGCAAACGTCATGTGGATCAGATTTAGATACACCCCA